CGAGCTATTCGATATAGTTGTTAACCCAGCCCACTATACGAAGGACAGAGTTTACGAACCTGTCGATGTGATAGAGGATTGGGATCTCGATTATCAAATGGGTAATGCACTCAAGTACATATCGAGAGCTGGAAGAAAAGGGTCTTTGATTGCTGACCTTCAAAAAGCAATCTTCTACCTAGAGAGAAGAATATCTCTAGAAACCGAGAGGAATTTCTAATGCCTATCAAGACTAAAGCCACGAAGAAAGTAGGAAGACCGAGCCTATTCAAGCCCGGATCCACCAGTTCTTTTACACTTATGATCCCGAAGGGTTACGTTAAAAAACTCCGCACTCTGGCGAAGAAGCAGGACGTATCGATGTCTCACCTTGTCCGGACTGCTGTGGAGAAGTTGATTAGATAGATTAGCTGTACGGTAAGGGCTCGTAGCTCAGCCGGTTAGAGCATACGTCTTATAAGCGTAAGGTCGCGGGTTCAAGTCCCGCCGAGCCTACTCCTTATCCTTAGCCAAACTCAAACTTATCTCGACTCCTTTTATCAAGTTGCTCAATTCTTTACATAGATTAAAATGCAACTGATCTCCGAGGCATCTTGAGACTTCTTCAGAATTTATAAACCCCTCAGCATTTCTTAACGAAATCATCGCTTGGTATAACTTAGCCAGAGAACCTCTTTCAGAAGTCCTGACTTTCAAAATTTCCATCTTCATAAAAAAACCTGTTCTCAACCGCGCAAAGCATGTAGTAAAATTTTTTATCGTGGCCTCCATAGGATCTGTTCCAGTGGGGTCCGTGTTCGTAGTGGGATATAACGTGGCAGTACTCATGGAGAAGAACAGATATCGATTCACTCCTTGATAAAAACTTGCTCACTCTTATCAGGGGTATTCCAGATCCAACCTCGACGTAGCCAAGGCAGTCCTTTTCGGATTTGGGAAGTTTCTCCACGCGAAGCCTAGACTTACGACCGTACTCGTGGACTAACCACTTGTGTATCTGGTGAAGGCGATCCCTCTTGGGCAGAGTTCTAGGAATATTTCGCCTTGATTCTTTCCATCCCGATCCACTCGACATCGAAGTCACCGGCTTTCACATTGTGGAGAAGACACACTCCCCTTCTCCACATCTGATTAGCTGGCCCCGCCCAATGTTCCGAATGCTCAAAGTAGCACCCCGCAACAATCCCGTGCAGGTTCTTGCCTGTGCTATCCGTCCTGATTGAGTGATCGTATGTGTGTGTGTGGCCCTGTATGCAAGTTCCAAACTGTTTAGTGATGAGACTGGCTGCTTGGTGCATACCTGAAATAGGTCTGCCCATAACTCCGGACGTGAAGTAGTGAGAGAAAGAACATCCTTCGATCTTCTTCACCTCAAGGAATGGAACCTCTTCCCACCCAAGCTCCTCCAGCCTTAGATCTTTCAGTGAGATGACCTCTTCGAATCGAGGCTGAGATTCAATGAACCTAGATATTCTGTTCTCGTGGTTACCTACACAGAAAATCTTTTGGGGTTCGTATCTCTTCTTCTTAGTCTTTCTGTTGTAACTTTCTATCTGGATATGGAATCGGAGCATCGCATCGAGACCTACATCGATGTCCTTCCAGTAACTAGATCCGTTAAAGGATTTGCTCCCTGGTTTGTCGAACGAGTTGAGAGAGTGCATGTCCCACAGATCCCCCAGATTGACTATGTAGTCTGGCTTTAAGTCTACAGCTAGCCTGCCCAGCCATTCGAATCGGTGGTTAGATATTCCGGGCTTTGCGTGGCTGTCCGGAATGACGAGGATTGTCTTTCCCAATGATGGTTTCCTAGTTGATCTCTTGTAGGGAGGTGGAGGCTTCAACTGATGTATGTCTCTCCGGACCCTCTCCTCCGTGATCTGATATTTTTTTTCTGTCTCAGTCATAGAAAAAGCCCCCACTGACGTAGGGGCCTCCTTGTTTACTCACGGATAATGTCAACAGCATTGCAATACATATCTAAACTTATTAGATATTCTAGTATTGGGTCTGGTACATCGTCATCCCTGAGAGACTTAATTGTCTTTTCGCTTGGGGTCGGGCAGGGAAGTATCACTACCTCTGCCGGTCGCCTTACGCAGCCTGCGCTCCCAATGTTCAATAAGCACAGCGCGACTAGGGCGAGGCCCCATAAGCTTTTCAACTCCACGAGATATCCTGTCCATTTTGTCTCTGTAGTCTTCATTGTCTGATGTCAGTTTTCCTTCACGCTTCTTAGCCTTTCCCCATATGAGTATAAGGACAACGAATACTGTGGATACTGCGACAGTGAAAATAAAAACCTCAAGCATTACAGGTTAGAAGACTTGCCGAAGTTGGCACCCAGCATGTTGACTAGTCTCATCAGTCCGTCTGCAATCTTGTTGTCTGATTCGTTAGGTGTCATCGTCGCGATAACGGCGAATGCTCCAACGATCTTAAGTGCGATGTCTACCATGTTCCCAGCGTTTCCAATAATCCAATCCATACTATGCACCTATCCTATTTTTGGGTTGGAATTCCATGTGTATGTGATCCTTCTCAAGGACAACATCGAATTCGTTTCCCAGTTCAACAGCCAAGCCCTCTGTGAACTCAGCTAAATCTTCTTCTTTAATCGCCCAGATCCTGAGATCCGCTGCGTAGCCAACGTAATGTAGTGATCCGGTTGAGTGCTTTCCGTCAACTAACGATGTGATAACCATCTCGCTTATGCCATACGATGAAAAATATCCCAACGCAACCTGAAGACCCAGCACAAGTTCAGTCTTTACTCCGTTCATCGATACGCCGCTTTTTAGTTTTAAGTACATATCTTATCCGTTAAACACCGAGAATGGGAAAGGGAACTTAGGAGAAAGATCTGAATCTTTCATGACTGACTTAGAAGCTTCGTAAATAGTATTCCTAGCAACGTCTATTCTCTTTATTGCTTCCGCTTTTTCATCCGGTGTCATCCTCTGATCTAGCAGTATGTATCTCTCAGCTCTTCGTAGCTTACTGATCATGTTGTCTATTTGATTTATCGCAGGTTTCTGAGAAATTACTCCGGAGTTTTCTTCGAATATCCTCCTAGCCTTCTCTATGTCTCCATCCTTCTTAGCGGAGTTAAAGGCGTTAAGCATTCCTCTAGCGGAGTTTCTAAACTCATACCACTCCGAAAGCGCACCCCTGGAACCTTCACCACTCTGAAGAAATCTTCTGGCGACCATCATCTGGTCAGCCCTTAAGGTGGGTCTGGCGGGAAGGCCCTTAAGTTCTCGCATCCCCCAGTCGGCTACCGTTAGGATGTAACCACCGAGAGTTCCGGTATAGCCCCTGAGTACATGCTCAACCTTCAAGGGCGAAGCATTGAATGTATCCGCAATCGTGGAGGCTAACTCGTTAGTACCTAACCTTCTTTGGTACTTAGCTTCTGCTTGCTCCAAGTACCAAGGAACTATACTAGTCCCCGTGTAGAAGGAGTGATTCATCATCGCTTCCATCGCGGGTTTAGATATCTGCGCTCCAAATGGGTTGAACTCAAGTGTTGATACGACACCCCTAGTGATTGCATCGACACTCTGCTTGTAGTTCTGGTCACCGCTGTAGTAATGGTAAACTCTCTCCGGCACAGTCTTGAACAGGAATCCTATCTCGAATGGAACAGGTATCTTGAAACCACTGCCCAGCCCGAATCCGGGTATAATCCAGTTATCGTCTCGCACTTGAGGGCTCGCAGATTTGTACTCATCCTCATCTTCAACCATACCTGCATACATAAGAGATGTGGTAGCAAGTAAGGATGCCCTGCTTAGGAATCCGATCAAAGCCCTGTTCCTAGTTATGTTATTCACTGTCGAGTACTTGCCTGTGCCTGCCCTGTACAGCAGGTCTAGACCCTGAACTCTCGCATTCATGAACGGGATGACCGCAGTAATAATCTTAGCGAGTGCCGAGTTCCCTCTTCTTGAAAAGTTAATTACCTCTGCTGCTTGGTAGATAGCCTCTGACTGTGCCTGCCCTTGACTAACACCGCTTTCTAGAAGCTCTTGAAGAACGCTTTCATAGACAGACTGTCGGGTGGCAGCGTCTGACTTGGTGGATACATCACCACTCCAGTCCCATAGCTTTGTCGCAGATGACCAGAAGGGAATCTTTCTTCCGGGAGTTTGACCTTCAGCTCTCATCCTATTGCTAAACTTCTTAGCTAAATCCTTACTGGTTTTAGAGTTATCGAAACCGCTGATAATCCCTGCGCTCTTCAGAGCATTGTAAGAATCATTCTCTCCTCCAAAGAAGTTCTTCATCGTATCTACAATAGGCTTCGTTCCTCCCGCAGTAGTCCACGTTGATAGAGAGTCTCTGAGTAAGTTAGCCATGATGAAGTCAGGACTTCTGGTAACCATCTCCCTTAGGAACTGAGCGGGTGCAGCGAAAAAGTTAAGGTACTTAATCCGTCCCTCGTGCATACCCGAAAGCGAGTCGTGGAGAAGTGGATCGAATACATCGAAGAAACGATCTTCCCCGTCCATTCTTACCGAGTGAGTATCCGCCCTCGCTTGACCTCGATCAACTTCGGTAGCCATTCCGACAAGGACAGCGTCATCCATCACTCTGGTAGCGGCGACATTCTTCATGCCACTAGCGACAGCAGCTTCAAGATTTCTCATTATCCCAGTCAGGGGATCGACTACCATCGAGTCTCCTCCCTTAGCTCTGCGAGGAGGCTTAACACCCGTTAAGGAGCCGAACATGGATGAAGGCATGTTGGATCTCTGCGCCGATGTCATCGGAGGCATTCGGCCATCTGCTTCCATCGCTGATAGCTCATCGCCTATTAGGTTTTGCATCGCAGCAGTGAGTCTCTCGTCAGCTTCTCCTTCGAACTCTCTGTAGAACGGAATATAATCCCCGTACTTCTTAAAGATCTCTCCCATCTGCTCGTTGACTACGCCTGTTGCCACCATGTAATCAACAACAGCACCGTTCCACTCTTGATAATCTCGGTTCACGGATTCAAAAAGTTCAGTCAATCCGTTAGATTGAGCATTGTCAAATACCGTCTGCCTTTCTTGTGCAGACATTTGAACCATTCGACCTTCTTTCTCGAATCGTCCTTCCCTGTTAGCAATCATCCAAGTGTGCCAAGTGCTTATGAGATTCTGATCTATATCGAACAAGGGCTGTAGGATTTCAACCAAGCCCTTCTTCTCTGTATCTACTACAGTTATCCCGTCTCTGTATATTAGCTGGCCGGAAGTAATAGCTTCTTGAGCTACGCCCTTCGTCTT